CTAGACCCTACATCCACATCAGTGAAGCGTCGTTTCTTAAACGGACGTGGAGATGGGATGAAGATGTGGGGGCCTATTTGGCTCCTTTGGAGCATGCTTCTATTGAGAAGATGCTGACAGTGTGCGTTGTTAGTAAGACTATTTCGCCCGAAGCCCATTCAATCGGGATTATCTCGACAGCTCTGAGAGAATACTTCTTTTACGGGAAGAAAGTGTTTGAGGAGAAGAGAGAGATGTTCGCAAGTGTAATCAGTGAGTGCAAACTTGATTTGTACACTGATGATTCGACGCTTCCTACTTGGGATCGTTTGAATGAAGATTTCTGGAAAAATTCCACACATATTGATGTGGTGGAGTTAAGAGGATGTGAAGCGGCCCCTTAGGGGGCCGGGACCGAAATGTCCTTAAACTATTTATGTAGTAACGTATAGATTGCGACATCTATAATCTATGACCGAAAAGTCTTGAAACTTCTAGACCGCGACGTCTGTAAACTAGGACTTGTCAAGTCCGTAAATTGATACTTGTATGTAGTTTAGTTTGCTCTTACATTTTATATTTTTACTTCCATTTCCTATATTGAGGCGGGTGCCTGTGGAAGCACTCAAAAGCGCAGTTCTGGCTTACAGAATTACTGTCCTTGCAAGTATTGCAAGGGGACTCGCACGTCCGAAAAGTGCGCCTTGTGTCACCATTCTGGTGGCGCATTGATGAAACATGCTAATATTGATCTATGTGATTTTTGCTTCTATGAGGCAGTTGAGCTCATGGATTTTGAGGTGCAGAGCGATGAAACAACGACTCACTTTGTTGATTCCGTAGTAGGGGAGCAAGTTGGTTTGGATGTTGGTTATGATGGTGTTAGTGCCTCTGATATGACTCCCTCTGTTGATCTTCAGGAGTTTTTAAAACGTCCTGTGCGCATCCGATCATTTACGTGGTTGGAGGCTGATCCTGTTGGTACTCTTGTTACAGCAAACCCATGGTATCTTTTCTTTAATGATGCCCGCATCAAGTATAAGTTGAATAATTATTCCTTTATTTCTTGTAAGCTTAAGATCAAGGTGATGGTGAATGCTTCACCATTTTATTATGGTGCAATGCTAATGACCTATCGCCCTCTGACGACATTCAAGTCAAGTACTATTATTGCAGATGCTGCGACGCGATATTTTATTCCTCTTTCTCAACGACCTCATTTGTGGATCCTGCCTCAAGAGGAATCTTGTGATGAGATGGTTTTGCCCTATCTGAATCATAAGAATTGGTTGGATGCGCAATCCAGCACTGACTTACTTGCTTTTGGTGAGTTGGAGTTTCGTAATTTTACTGCTTTGCAATCTGCTAATGGAGCGGTTGGGACTGGAGTTTCGGTCCAAGTTTATGCTTGGGCTGAGGATGTCAAGTTGTCCGGTCCAACAGTTGGTCTTGCTGTACAGAGTGATGAGTATGGCAATGGAGTAGTATCTGCTCCAGCTTCAGCTATCTCTAACGGTGCGGCTTGGTTCGAGAATATCCCTGTTATTGGTCGGTTTGCGACGGCTACTAGGATCGGTGCTTCGGCAGTGTCGAAAATTGCTACACTCTTTGGGTTCACTAATGTCCCAGATGTATCCGACTGTACAAGTGTTAGGCCAAGTGCTTTCCCTCGTCTTGCTACTACTCAGGTGAGTTATCCCTATGAGAAGTTAACGTTGGATGAGAAGAATGAATTGACTATTGACCCATCTGTATTAGGTATGGAACCTAAAGATGAGTTGGCTATAGGAAATCTAGTGACTCGTGAATCTTATTTGACCACTTTTACGTGGGATAGCACCAATATTACCG